GTGAACTTATTTCATAAACTTTTTCTGTAATTCCACCAGAAGTATAATTTGTAAAATCTGTTGTATTAACTCCAGATAACTCAAAAGAATGGTCTGTTTTATTTGCTATTGTAAATCTTTTTGAATTGACTTCCGTCATTCCAGCAACACTATTAATCCAAACATCATCTCCATTTGAGTACCCATGTTCATTTACTGTAACAACACCAGGATTTGCTTTTGTTATTGCTGTAATAGATTTTTCTGCTTCTACAATCTGGCCATTATCTTTATAAAATCTAATAAATTCATGAGTAAATTCTAAAATATAAGACTGTGTTACATTAAATTCAAAAGGAATTAAACGAACTATATCTGAACTTTGTGAAGTTTTAGCTTCCGCAGCAAAATGTGTACCAGGCCTTCTCCTAGCACCTCCATGTGGATAAACAAGCATATTAGTCAGCTCACTACATCCATTAGAGTATTTTTTAAAATCTATTTGAGCTTCAAGGCGTGGACTTAACTCACCTGCCGTAAAATTGGACTGAAATGGATGAACTCTAGCCATAAGATCTACCGTCTAAAATCAGTAAATGTATCCGCTATTAAGCTGTTTAAGAATCCTTCTTGGCCATCAATACTTCTTGCTTCTGAAATCTTACTTTCATAACCAGACCACATTTGCTGTGATAGTGTGTTACTACCAGTTACAGAATAAGCTAATTCAGCAGCCATTCTACCTACTAAAGCTTCTGCAAAAAGAGGATCAAACTGTGAAGTGTCTGTTATTTGTGCAATATAAAGGATTTTAGCTGTATCATAATTTGATAAAAGCTTTCTCCCTTCTACTTTAAATTTTTGTTCTGGAAATTCTAAACTCAAAACCCTTAGACAATAAGGGCTTGTTGGTAAACTAAACTCTGTAGAGTAATCAAAAGCAGGTTTTGTTAAGAGCTTACCTAACTGTTGTCGTTCTATCGCAAAATTCCAAGGATGCGCCCTTAAAACTGCATCTCTAGTTGGAATGTAAAATGCATTACAAAGCCTTGCTCTTTCAGTATTATCTAATAGTGAGGTTATAGGATCGTCACCAAGCTTCCGTAGAGCATTAGAACAAATGGAAACTTCTGTCACCATAAAAAACTCCTATTAAAACAGTGAGGGCGAACCCCCACTGTTAGTTAAATTACTACGAAGTTATTGTCTCTTGTACTTCTACTTCTACTATTTTCTCGTCTTCAACACGAGTTGCACCAATAACCATAGATAAAAATACCTGAGTTGCATAGTTCTTATCATCTCTTTCAGAGATACGAGTTGTAATATCTGCACCAACAGCTAAACCAATCGCTGATTCAGTGTAAGCTAAACAAGAACGAACAGTTCCAACTTCTGTTAAACGCTCAGAACGTATAAACTTAAAACCAAGAAAAGAATCAACAATTCCTGAAGCTAAAGCTTTAACTGTATTGAAATCTATTGAAGTTACTGAGGTATTATTAAGTAAATCAGTTACCTGTTTTGCTGAACAAATAAAATAACGCGGCTCATCAGGATCAACGTCTGAACTATCTATAATTTCTTTAGCTTCCAAAAGTTTAGACATAGTTAAACCTTTATTTGCGTGTACTATTGTCTGAGAACTTGGAAGTGTTACAGTCGAACCACCTGCTACACCACTAAAAGCTTCACCTGTAGCTGCTGCAATGATTACATCATCCATTGTACGACCCATGGCATTTGCTCCCGCTATCGCATATTCAGATTGCGGAGATATAAGCAAACGAACTTTATCTTCCTGATCTATTAAATCTGCCCAGTCGTAATCTTCCAAGGTAACTTTACGCCTTGAATGTGGAACATCGATCTGAGGTGTATCTTCATGTCGAGTTGTACGTTTCCTTGCGGCTACTGAACCAATCCTTTCAAAGTAATGACTTTTACCAGTAACTGCTTCGTAACGTGCAGTGCTTCGTAAACGTGAACCTTTTTGTTGTGCAAGGTGTAAAACGTTTGCTTTATACTGCTCGACAAATGCAGTTGTTATTTGTGTGGACATAATGTCCTCCTAAAATATAAAAAATAATAGTCGGTCATTATCCTTACGGGTGTCCTACCAATTACGTTGGTTAATCGAGCTTGTAGCCAGCCTTATCCTTACTGTTATCCTTACGGGCAGGTCGAATTACAATATATTACCATAAATTATTCTTCACCATGTACTTTTTCAAAGAGTTGTTCTCTCTCTAAAAGAGCTTCTGTGTGTTTAGGATGTTTCCCATCCCAATATGGGTGACTTAAATCAGCATCTATCTGATCAATTTTCATTTGTGCATCCATTGGACTCATGACCAAAGAATTATTTGTAGTTCCTTTAGCAGAGTCTTCAGTTATATCTTTCCCTGCATTGGCAAGCATTCTTATTAAATCTACATCGTTACCATATCGAGGGTCTTCTAATTTATCTTTTAATGCTTTGTTACCAAATATCTTTAAAGCCCTATGTGCTGCTTGCATATTTTTAACATAATTAGCACCAAATTCTTCTTTTAAAACATCTTCAGTTTCAATTCCTACAGTATCAGAAAGTAATCCTTCTTGTTTGGTCTGGTAATCAAAAGAAGTTTTTTGCCAATTTACAAGTCCTTGCATTTGATCAGGAGTTAAACCAAGTTTATGACCAGCATCTTTAAACGAATTTAACATCTCTGTTGGATAATACGAATCGTATCCTTCTGGGAGAGTTAATTTATATTCCTCTGCCTTCTCAGGTCTTCCTAATTTTGTATATAACTCCTCACGTTCTTCATCTGTTTTAGGTAATGGTATTCTACTACCCATCATTTTCTGTTGATGAATAAGTGTTTTTGCTGCTGATTCAATATCTTTAATACTTTCTAAAGTAGGGTCTGATCTAAGTTCTTCCGATAATGAATCTCTCCAGTCCTGGTTATCACTTAGATCAGGCGCTAAAGCGTTATCTGTTTCTGTTGTGGCCATATTAATCCTCTTTCTTTAAATTAGACATAAAAATAATGCGCAGATAGACAGCTCGTTCGCCCTCTCTTCGCGCAGTTTCATACGGATCACCTTTTACAAAGGATTCCCGCATCTGATAGGCTGCTTTTAAGTCTTTTAAAACTTGCATACCATCATTCGTTGTAAAACAGTCTGCGTAATGTTTCTTTAAATTTTCTATTGTTCTTGGCATTTAATTAAACTGCTTTCATTATTTGTTCAATACCTTCTTTTGTAGATTCAACATTATCAGGATTTATTTGTGGAGCTACCTTTGTTGCCATATCCACTGATTGTTGTAGCTGTTGCATTTCCATCATCTGTTGTTGTTGATCTGCTCTATTCTTCCTAATTTTATCTATCTCTTCCTTATCTTTAAGAATTGTTTTAGGAACACCAAGTAGATCAGCTCTTGATCTAATAGCTGCATCATGGTCTAAATTATCCATAACCTCTGGAACTAACCGAGCAAGAGAAGCAGCCATATCATATAATCTCTCTACTGCTATAGCTTCCTCCATTCTTTGAGACCTTGCTAATGGGCCAACAAATTCTATATCTAAAGGTTCACCGTCTAATTCTTCTGGTACTTCTAAGAACATTGATTTTCTTAACATAATAGCAAAACATCTCTCTATCAAAGGATTAAGAAACTCTGTTTGGAATCTGCCTAGTGTTGGCCCAAGTAGTCTTTGCATAAGTTCATATCTTACCTGCACCTCTGTAGCCGTCATTTGTGGCCCTTGTTGTAATTCAAGTTGATCTGAATAGAATGCTTGTTTGATAGAGCTTCTCAGTTCTGACTCTTTCATATCGGAAACATCAAATCTTGCTCTTATATCAAGTGGTTTAATTGCACCATCTCTGCGAATCGCAGTCAATCCTCCTGGTGTAGTGTTAATGTTTCCAAGAACACCATCATCTTCAACAAGTAAAGGTGGATCAATAGCTTTTGCCCAGGCTTTTAAGCCAAGCTCTACAGCTTTATTTAAAGTTTTAATATCTGGTAACGCATTGTAAGCGGGCGAACGACCATATTCTTCTCCAGAAGCTTTAGCCCACCGAGTAACAAGGTAAGGCATTTCGTTATACCCACCCTCATGTACTATCTTTTTGTCTTCTTTACTGACATATATAGAAATAAATGGTAATTTTGTTTTTATTCTGCCATCATAATCATTTGCTGGCATTACCGCGTGAACAAATGTATGTTTCTTGTCTACATTATTTTTGTAATCTGCCATTACTTTTGTTCCAAGAGCATCACCCCATCTCTGGTATGCCTGTCTTGCAGTGTACTCAAATCTTCTATACAAAGTGTCTATCATGCCACGATGATTTTCAGATACAAAATATTCTGATATATGTAATGCTCTAAAAGTTAAGCCTTCTTCTGTCTCTTCTACTTCAATACAAGAAGTTCCTATAGAACATACATCAAGATAGAACTCATGAACCTCTGTATTAAAGTTAGACGCGTTAAATGCTTTATACATTCTATTGCGACAATCTTCTAACCATACTTGAACACCTTTAACAAGATTTAAGTCAACATCTCTTGCTTTAAGATGAAACCAGGGGAGTGATGCTGATGTTAGTGTGCCTTGTAAAGATGCTGCTAATAAGGTATTAGCGTGAATAGCTGTAGAATCATACAGTTTTTCTGTTCGTTTTGATCCTTTTGAATATTTAATAGATATTTCTGCTTTTCTTGGCATTACATAATCTAATATTTCCTGCCAATGTGCTAACCATGTAGATTTTTGTGATTCTAAAACTTCAAGTCTTTTTAATATCTGCGATGCTGCCATAATTTAACTCCCTAAAAGTGTCTTTCTAATCACTTTAGGATCATCTAGTAAACCTTCACCACCAGTTAATAAAGTTGGCTTACCTCGAGCAAGCAACATATTTCTCTCAGTAGATAATGCTGTTGTTTCATCAGCTTGTTCTGATATTCTTGCAATAGCTTCATTTTTATAATCTACTGGTGGTGGTGGTGTATAAGCCTCTTTTACGCCCATTTTAATCTCCTATCATATCCAACGACATTCACGTTTAAGCATACCATATATATTTACATCTTTACCTTTTTCAGATATTTCACGCATTATACCCTCATTAATAAACCCTAATTTTTTCAGAAGAGTGTTTGCTTTATCATTATCTACTTCAGTATAAGATGTAATTCTATGACATTTAAGTTGATTAAAAGGATAATCGAAAAACTTTTTTAAAAAAAACTTAGTAAAACATCTTTTATCTTCAATAACACCTGAAAAAGCTATATTTTGTATCCTGTATTCATTAAAAACTATACCTCCAACTAATTTTTCACTATCAAAGAATCCAAAGGTTGTATTTGGCCCAAAATCTTTAATATCTATCTTACTAGCAACCCAATCTGTTACAAATTTCTCAGCATTAAGCCTCATCTCTATCATTTATTTAATAAAGACTTCTTCTTTTTTTCCCAAAATTCCTTTTCTTTTAACAAAGATACTTGTGGTGAAGACTCACCTTCTACTGTAGAAGTTCTAGCAACCACAGATTTTTGAATATCTGTTTTAGTCTTTGCATCCAACTCAGCTCTATTAATAATAGGAGGAGGAGCTTGGGCTTCTGGAATAGTTGGTTCTGGTGCTTTTTTTATACCCATGTGAATTTTAATCCTAATTTATCTCTAAATATCAAATACATTAAACTGACTAATTGTTTGATACTGCCTTGGTTGTGTTGTATGTAATCTTGCATGTCTTAGTGACATAACGCAATACCTTATCGAAGAAATTAAATCATCTTTGAAAGGTAC